AAATCTAGGCCAGAGAAGTAGCCGATGATTAGATCAGCGAAGTTGCCAAACCACAAATCGCCAGAAGCAACCTGGTTAGATAGTACACCGCGGTAGCCGTTCACCAATTCGCCTTCCATTACAAACAGGCCAGATCCTGCATCTTTGGGCTTGGTCTTTAGGCTGCCGCGCATCGCAGCATTCATCAAATAGACAGGGGTACCGAGCAGAGCGTTGGCAGTAGCCACGTCGCTCTCCAGAGCCACAACCTCGGCAAATGTCGGGGTGGCAGCAGCAAAGTCTTCAGTGCCGATGCCGGTCGTGTTCTTAAGACCCAATGGCTCATTGCTGGCGCCAGTGCCATACAAACCTGCGTAGTCAATCTTGAGAGCGATCACGCGAGCCAGATCGTTGCGAACCATGTTCTCCACATCAATGGAAGACTGGATTATCAGCTTGCGGCTGTAATCAGTAAAAGCAGCCACAGTGCGGGGCACTAGGCTTACTTGATCAACAGTCTGCTGGGATTCAGTGGGCGAACCAGACTCAGCCACCCAATAGGCAGTAGCAGCACCGGACTGGCGGGGAATAGCCACATTGCCGGTTAAGCCGGTCAGCACAGTGGCGCCAGCTTGATCCAGAGCCGAAGCATTACGGAGCAAATCAATAAAGGAACCAGCATCCAGCTCAGTAGCAACCAAGTTGCCGCCGGCGGTGGAAGTACCCACGTTTAGGTCGCGACGCAGCACGTCCTGGGGCACGGTGATGCCACGAGACTGACGGCTGAGTTTGGCAGCAGCAGCTTCAGATGCCTCGATCTCAAACGCAGCAGCCTCACGGGCATTGCGATCGCTCGGGTTAGATAGATAGTTGATGGCACGCAAAAAGGAAAAACTGCGGCTCTCCTTTTCGCTTAGGCCAATTTCAGCGGCACTCATAGTGACAGGCTCCAGTTGGATGTTCATTTTGTCCAGAACAGCAGCACGAGCTTCGTCGATAGAACGACCAGACTCAATGAGCTGTTGACCGAGATCGGTCATCTTGTGCTTATTGCACAAGGCGGAAATGTCAGCAATGCGCAAGCGTTCGGCCTCAGCGGCTTCAGCCCGCACCACTGCCAGATCAGAGGTGATGTTTTCCATTTTACAAATAGGATCAGGTTTTGGTGCTGCCGAAGCAGCGTTATCAATGGACTTTATTTGGCGTCCAATTCCAACGTTGTGAGCATCAGCCGGAATCGACACAATGCTTACTTCGTATGGACTCCAAGCAGTAGCAACAAAGTTACCACCATCTTGCTCTTCCATTTTGTCAATAGAATAGCCAAAGGAGACATTCCGAAGAATGCCATCCTTTACGTCGCTTAAGATTTCTTGAGCAAATTCGTTGCGGCTAAACCGAACACGCGCATAACCTCTCCGACGTTTGTCGTCGATGTACGCACGCTCCACAACTCCAATCACACGGTCAGGGTTGTGGTTGAACAACAACGGGGCGCTGTCATTTAAACGGCTAAGATTAGCCGCATTCAGTTCATGACTTAGAATTTCATTGCCGAAATACCGAGCCACTGGATACTCCGAGCTAAAAGGAAACTCAAAGGTTCTATCTTCAATAGACTCAAATTCAACTACCTCGCTGCGCTTATATTTGCCTTCCATCGCACGCAGCATTGGAATTTTTGTTAGCGTCGAGAAGCGATGCCCTACTAATGTTTCAGTTGCTTCCCAACCGTTATCACCTTCGCTATAAATACGAATTAATGCAGCAGGATCATCAGCACTAGCTTCAATGCTAAAATTAGAATTTGGTACATTTAAAGTACCCTCACGACGCACATCCACAATTTGCCCGCGAGCAATCCCGCCACTAGAATCCCAGCGTACAAAATCACCTTCCTTTAGTTCATCTGGTGCGGCATGATTGCCAGTGGCCTCCTCAAATTCAATTGGATCGTAACCATGATCATCTAACCATTGCCGCGCTTCAGTTGGGCTGTACTGCGAACTACGAAATCGGATCGCTTGGATTTCGCTAGTGTTTTCTTTAATTCCGTAGATAAAATCAATGCCTAAGCCACCCGCATCGTTTTCTCGACGCAATGAATCGTATTGATCGGGATCTTTTAATCGAGCAGCATGCTCATTGGGATAGGGACGTTCTGCTTTCACTGCGCTTTTGTCTTGTAATGCTTTAATTGTATCAGCTTTGCCATCAGTTGGCATTAAATCTAATTCAGTACCGCTAATATTTGCCATTAATATTCTTGCTCCTCTTCGTTTATATTTTCAGTTTCTTGGTCTTCTTCTTCTATTGGTGGATTAGTATCTTCAAACGCAGGCTCAGAGCCAATAGGTCGCACTGCTTGTGTTGCACCGCCTTGCGTCACTTCGCTTGGATCAGTATCTAATATAATATCCATCTCATCAAATTTTGCTAATTCAGATTGACGCTGCATTAACATTGCATCTAAGTCGCCACCCTGCTCCGTAATCACCTGAGCCAATGTCTTAAAGCCACAACGTACTGCTGTTTTATATGCATTAACTTCTTTTTGCGGGTCTATCCATTCCCAACTTCTTGGAACCCATTTACAAGCGCAATAACGATCTGGATTGCTTTCATAACTAGGCAAATTTAATGCACCGCTCATTACTGCCATTTCTAACCAATTATTAAATACCTTTTGATGAAAATTTTCAATCATAAAACGCTGCAGAACTTTATAAGCATCACGTTCCTCTAATAAACTTAGCCGACTGCTGCTATAATTACTTTCTGAAAAGTTTTTGCTAATACTTTCAAAGCTAACACCAATGCCAGCAGCCACAGCCCGCAGCATTGATTTAGTAAATGGCTCTAGCTGCCCGTCTGGTGCATTCATATCTGGCACTGTTATACTTTGACCAGGATCAAGATACTTAAACACTCCAGGTTGAAACTCACTAACGCGCTCACTATCTTGCACATCATCAGGTATTAATTCACCTTCAGGGCTAGTAATAAATCCCATCAATGCACTACTTGCCCTTGCACGTACTAATTCTGCTTCCTCGTAACCTTGAAGCATATGAAGCCTCATTAAGGCTGAAGCAAACCATGTAACACCACGAGTTTGACCTGGCCGTTCAGGTATAAATAAATGTATTACCTCATTAGCCGGTACTCGAATCCGACGACCATTTGTTTTTGCATTACCTGCATAAGTATCACCAGGATGATTTGCATAGAAATGATAAGCTTGTGGTCTTAAATATTGATCTACTTCAATGCCCATACGCACTGTGTTTCCATCTTTTACTTGTGGTATATCATCATCAATTAAATAATCAGACTCCAACACTTGCAGCGCAAAAGGTATTTTGGAATCGCCAAATGGTTGGCGAATCATTCTAACAAATACTTCACCACTTTCGGCAACACTTCTAATTAAAAGACGCTCTAAATCATGAAAGCCTAAAATGCCACTTACATCACAACGATTTTTATCCATCCATTTTTCAAATGCATTATGGATCTGCTCATTAATTACATCATCCAACTTACCACCACGCATCATTCGCACTTGTCCTTGATGTCGGATGCCTTGACCAATAACATTATTTTGTATTGCCCGTAGTGATTGCCGCGCATAATCATTATCACGACATAACTGTCGCGCACGATTCCTTAATGCCTTAAAACTTGATTTAATTTCACTATCTGCGCTGGTGCCACTGGTTACCCAATCGTTAGTTAAACGGTTGACTCGTGCTCCCATGTATGCGCGCTGTCGTGGTCTTATCCGCTCAAATCCCATTGATTTAAATAGCCAAGTGCGTAATCCCATCAAAACCTCACAAATAAATTAAATGGATTGCCTAAACCATTAGCAATTAGTTGAGCCTTCTGCTCGCGTTTCACCTCAGCTTTTAGCTTAGATTCAAGCAGCATTAAATCACTTATACTATATCGATTTAAACTACGTCCAGCAATGCTATATTGCTGGACAGCACCGCCACTAATCAACGCGCGAATTTGCGCCTGTACTGCATCCAAATCTATCTGTGCCTGCGTTCGCCCATCAAAGGCGCTTGGAGCGCCTGCATAGCTTAAGGCTGCCAACACTTCAAGCTGCCCAGCACCTAATGTTACTTTTTCGTTGCTAAATGTTGCAATGGCTTGCCAATACCATTTACCAGCGTCAAATCCTGAGCTAATATTGGCTGCTATTGTAAAGTCCCAACCAGTACCATACGCATTGCCAACCACTATAGCACCTTCGCTTGCAGTATTTGTCCTTAAATAATACGTCAACGTCCACGTTGCACTACTGATTGTATTACCAATATTATCCACCCCAGCATCATCCCGCCACTGAATCGTATCGCCTGATCTAATTTTGCTTGGTATGTTCACGGCTTACCAGTTGGTAATAAAACTGCTTGCATTAACCGCAGAAGATAATGGTTTCCTTGATTTTAGCACTTGCATGTCCGGTTTTTGCAAACGTTTCTCAAGTTGATCCCAAATTGTTCGGCGATCATATCGTTGATACATAAGGTTTAATCCAGCAAATGCATATACCAAGCAATCCAAGCTTTCATTGCGAGCATTGGCTTTCTTAACCCATTCTCGGATTGGAAATCCTGAGCGGTTGTACCTCAGCACTTGTTTTTCAGCAGTTAGTTGCTCAAAATACACACTATTTACATTCATGTGAAAGTGCAAGTAACCAGCACCTGCCTCGTTATGTTTAAGCCTCCCAAATAACGTAGTTTTAATTGTGTCAGTGCCAACTGAATACAACAGCAAGCCACGCTTCAGCGTTTTGCCTTTGTAGTTCACATCCACCTTACTTGGCTTACTAATCGGTAACTTAGCCCGTTGGCTGGCACCCTTAATCGCCACCACACCCTGACGGCCTCGTTCCCTTGCGTATTGATATACTTCACTTGTAAAATGTCCGCCGGAATCGCAGCAAATTACATCAGGTCGCAGTTTGCCACCGCTGCAGTGTTCCCATTCCTTAAGTACCACTTCATCCAACTGCTTCCATAATTCCGGTTGGCTTGGATCGCCGTAGATCTCTTGATGGTCAATTAACCAGCCTTCTTCCTCGCGGCCCCAAGCCCACACACTTACTGCTAATCGGTTGTCTTGTACGTCAATGCCAATTGTTAATGCTAGGGCACCTTCTGGCAACATGCCCGGCTCATAGTGCTCGCATCTTGCCATTAGTCCATCGGCACTCACTTTGCTAGCGTAATCCTCCTCCCATGTTTCACCGAGCACCGTATTAACCCATGTCTTTAACCTCGGCGCATCACTTTTACTACGCAAAAAATCCTCAACTACCTCCTCCCAACTTTTCCATCCAAGCGGCGAATACAGCGATGAAAGGTGAAATCCTGCCGTCTTTCCGTCGCCAGGCGCCGTAGCCTGCCATTCCCCAGCCGCTAGAATGTGTGTCTTGTGCGATTCCGCAAACCGTTCTTTACACGCCTCGCACTCGTACATCACGGTGCTTGGATCGTTGTCTTTCCATTTGAGCTTTGACCATTGCAACCATTGCTTAGTTCCGCAGTGAGGGCACGGCACGAAGTAGCGCCGCTGATCACTTAGTAAAAACTCAGCCTCAATTCGGCTAAAATCCTTTACCGTTGGTGTACTAGTCATAAAAATCTTGCGTCGGCTAAAAGTTGTGCTACGCCGTTCCGCTAGCGTTACCGGGTCGCCTTCGCCATCCACATCTGCCGGAAATGCATCTACTTCATCTAAAAAAATGTACCGACAAGGTGTAGAGCGCAACCCCGTGGCACTATTTGCACCTGTCAGGATCATAATTCCACCTGGATATTCTTTGCTAAACATCGTATTACCGGAATCCCGCGACCGGGCTGGCGCCACCTTCTCCGCTAGGCATGGCGTTTCAGTAATTAATGACTCTAGCCGCTGCTTTGACAAACGTTTGGCCATATCCACCGTTGGCTGCACCATTAGCATCGGACCAGGCGCATGTGCGATGACATATCCCAACCAATTGCTGCCAGCTTCGGTCTTGCCTAACTGGGAAGCAGCCATTAATACTACCCTCTGCAATGGACTAGTAGTACTTAAGCAATCCATCACTTCCTTTAAGTAAGGCGTCCGGTTTGTGCGCCAAGGGCCTGGCTCCGCTGATGCCTTGCCACTCAACATTCGGTGCTGGTCAGCCCACTGGCTTACTGTCAGCTCCGGCTCAAACTGCAGCGCATCAACACTCGCCGCAATCAGTTCATTAATCGCTGAAACCATTTAATCCCTCCAATGCCTGCCCAATTTCTTTAAGGAGCATGGCATGGATTAAAGTTTGGTCTTTCTCAGCGGCAATAATCGGCGCAATCCGATCCGGAATCGTGCGCAACGCATCCCGAACATTCATATGCAGTTTCGCCAGCTTCAGCTTTAGATCATCCTTATCCACTAACTTGCCGCTGCGCTGCTTAAAATCCAGTTCGCTCAACTTTGCCGCAAATGCCTCGCGAATTGCCCGGCTCTTAGCAAAGCTTGGGATCGCGCAATCATCAGCCTGTTGACGCCGCAGGTTCTCATCAATCTGCGTGCCAAATGCACTTCCACCACGATCTGGTGCCTTGGCCGCAGCAATCTCTTGATCCAAGGCCTGCGGATCAAGGATTACATAAGATCGCCCATCACGCTTTAACATGGTCAACCGACCATTCTGCGCCCATCGCGCCAGCGTCTGGTAACTCTTACCCCTACTCTTTGCATACTCACGCAGATTCATTCAACATCCTCAAGCACTGCCAATTTACCCTGCAATCACCATCCCTTGACCTGCCGCAAGGGTAAAGCTTGCTGATAGGTATAAGGAGATTTAGACCGCTGTTGTAGATAGGTTGCGCACCTAGCACACTATGGGCTATTGTGTTAAACATCAGCCTCCTACGCTGATTGATTAGTTGTTTGCTTCAGATCAATCCGAAAGGTGTTGGAAGCACCGACCGGATTTTTTATTTTCTGATCAATTCAAGTTAGCTGCGGTTTTGCGATTATCAAGTGCAAGAATTAAATTTATGTAAATTAGCCAAAATTAGTTAATTTTTAATTACGTTATGGCGAAATAACTAGCTTGCCTAATAAGCCAATTCTATTTTTCTAACGCTAGATAAACGCCGCGCGTGCGAATTACC